AACAAACGAAAAACAACGCGAATGTCAAGGATCTCGCATTTCCTCGTGATTATTAATAGTGATCACGATCACTTGGTTTTATCTTTTTCCCTACCTAGTTGCGCAGTTCGCGCTAAAGGAACAGTTGGTTTGCAAAAATTTAACAACCGCTGTCTATCTAACCCATCAGGATGAAGAATATGTCGATGAAGTTCATAAAACTCAGTTTTTTTGTATGATTTGCCCATAGGAAAAGCGGCAAGCATAGAATTCACGTCTGCTAAAACTGGTTTAAACGTGCCTTCAACAACAGTAGTGTTAATTGGCCAAAAGCGATATGGAGGCAAAGGCAACAGCCCCATCAGCTGGAACGATCGACCTGCACGACATAAGGCTAGCTCTATCGAGGAGCTACTGGGAGTGACAACTCCACCGTCTGTCTGTGGGTGGTAAATAGCCGCAAAAAATGGTTTCTGATCAAGTGTTGCAGCTAGATTTAATTCAGTTTCAAGCCACCCACGTGTGTATTCAAGATCAAACATAGCCGTGGGCGTAGCCGCTAATTCTGATACAAAAGGAACGGTTATGATCTGGCGACTCCAATTATTCATATCAACAAAACTTATTCCATTATCGGGATATTGCCAATCTATTGAAAAATCATCATCGACAACATTTGATCTGGCCCCCCAACCCGTCGCCATAATACCAGGTTGGTAATTTTGATAACTTCCAACTCCTTCATAAGTTGTTCTTGGTGATGAGGTAAATTGAAAATCAATATCGCCTGTATACCACATAAACAACTGACATACAGCCTGAAAAACCGAAACGACACTACTAGGTGTTGTCCCACAATCAATGGGACATCGAGTGGCTGCTGGAACAACAGATAAACTACCAGTTGGTACACCAGTATTTTTATAATAAGTCGACCACCGCGTTATAAGATCTTCGACATAAAGAGGACTAATTTCAGGTTTTCTACTATAACCTCCCTTATGCATACCAGGAGGAGTAGGGAAAGGTGACGATCGCCAATCATCTTCAATTCTCGAACAATTGTCTCCCTTCATAGAAGCAGGTGGACCCTTAACAAATTGAGGAAATCGAAATTGGAAATCATCTCCAGCTGAAGTCCATATGGTACATGGAATTGCAGCTGCAACATTACCAGCTGTTTGTATATTCAACAAAGTCATTTGAATAATTGGTACTGGTCCTACTACATCAGAAGGATAGGAAGAAGCATAAACTGTTTGAGCCCAATCCCAAGCCCAAATAAAAGGAATGGTCATCGTCTTGACACAAGGTCCGTTGATGGTAAAATCCTCTGTAGGCACCAAAGAATTCAACCAGTCAGAGGAATCAGGGTCAACAGTTCGTGGGGTCATAGCATATCCCACTGACAAACGCATTCGTGCTTGAACAAAAGAACATCCAGAAAACTTAAACATGAACTTTATTGACCCACGCCATTGAGCGAAAAATTGCTTAAAATATTGTAGGAAACCAATGTTGTAAAACAATAGATGCGATGTTGATTCGGTTGAAAAGGGCAGAACCCCAAAGGCACCAAAAGAGTACCCTTGAAGTCCTCCAGTGTTCCCAAACCGAACCACTGAATGAAGATACGGTTTCTTGATCAAATCATAAATACTATGTTTAAAAACTGTATCATTATATTCAGCTCCATGTATAGGTAAATCACAACCTAAGGCCAATGTGTGAACGGAAGCGGAAGGAGCACCTAATTGAAAATCCGGAACATAAGGATTTATATTAGTGTTGCCTCCTACTGAAGCATTTTGTTCAGCTGCTGCCTGAACCACAGATTGAACTTCACTTTGTGATTCAAGAATTTGCTCTGATGCTAATCGAACCGTTTCTGCCATCGCAGCCTCAGTACTTCTACCAGAATAGTGACTATACAGCATAGACCCACCTGCCATCGCAGCCGAGGCAGCCGTTGGATAACCCATCCTAGCCATGATAGCTTGACTCCAGCTATACGGTTGAGGACTAACATCATTTATAGTAGTAGGAAGTATGGGTGCTGAACAATTGTCACCAACACGCCGATCAAATTTCCATTTTCCCGTTTTCTTGTCATACATAGGAGGAGAATCCTGCAATGCAAAAAATGGACAATTAAATTGCAAGTTCTTAAAACGGAAAAACTTACGTATTGTTATAACAGACGTTGTTGAGTTAAACACCTCAACAAGGTCAGTAATATTAGTAACATTGATAGTTGGAAAAGCTCCCCAAACGTCCGCATATGAACTCCACTCATAATATGGTTGTCCCGTGTCTGCCCATTGAGTCATATGCATCCATGGGACCTCCATAGTTACTTTCAAGGGCTCATTAACTTCAAAAATCAAAGGATTATAAGTTGCCAAGGAACCGAGCACTGACACAACAGATGTAGTATTGGCATTTGGTGAAGCTCCCGCAGCTGAATTCCAAGGTAGAGCCCAAATGGCTATCTGACCATAACAAGCTGGTTGTGATTCCATCTCGAACAAAAATTCAATTGAATCCCACTTCACAAACTTATAATTTTGCCATGACGTCTGGATCCACGGTGGTGCATACGTATTAAACATTTCTATAGTAATAACAGTATTACCGTCATCCCCTCCAGTATCACACAAGTTTTGTGAGTTTAGGTACCCAAACGCTGCAAGTGGGACATCCAATTCCCAATCTGGTGAATAATAAAATGGAATAAATCGCTCGTTAACAGGCATGGTCAGTTGATCAAAATTAGATGATATTGTTGATCTATTTTCTGGTAACTTCAACTCAACTGATTTCTCTTCTGGGTTAGATACTCCAAAAGTGTTAGATTCTGTCTCTGTAATAGACAGGTCCCTATCGTTCTTTTCAAATTCGGCGAACTACATTTTAGGGTTTGACCTAGCAGCTGTTCATACTACGTTGGCCCCCTTAGAAACACATCTAGTTATCAACTAGTGTGCCGTCCACATATGAACCTTGCTATCGGTTCGTGAACGGTACCCGTACTTATATATGCGCCCGGGGTGGGCGCTAGATGTTTGTTAGCTAAAATAGACCTGGCGGCGATAATTCATCGCCAGATCATAAGGAAGAATAGAAAAATTTCCTCCATATTTCATCCTTATAGACTCAAAAAATTCAGTGAATTCTTCATAATCCTCTTTCCCATACAGCAAAATCTCTCTCATAGCAGTTTCTATATTCTGATCCAATTGCTCTTTAAGAGTAACACCACTTAATGCTTTAGGTTTTCTAAGAAACGAAACCATACCTATGATCGCATCTCCATCAAGCTGAGCATTAACCATTCCATCAGCTTCAGAAAAATTCCGAGACAAAAATGAAAAATCGCTCCATTGCATGAACATCTCCTTGATTTCTCCTTTAATGGGCATGGTATAAGTCATCTTGAAGAATTCCTTTATTTTCTGAGCTATTGATATCATGTTAAATTCTCTACAATCGTTGCTTACGGAAGCCCCATTATCATCTCCGTAGAATATAGCTGCATAACACTCATCAATCACATCATGCTTATCTGGTGAGACAATACAGAAAAAGCATATACGGAAAAGACAGTAATTGACAAAAGAGTTAAACAAAGCAGTCCAGAAATGACCAGAGGACACCCCTTGACACCGTTCTACTATGTGCATACCGTAGACGAGATAAAACCCCACAATACTTGGAGCTAACCCATCTATCCATCTATGCGCCCGTTTACGATCCCGTTCAATCCATGGCAAGGACTTCATCCACATAGCGAAAGCAGGACAGAACAACGCCAACACAGAATAATCCCATCCCTTGTAATCTCCACCAATCAAATTTGGAAAACGTGATAGTCTAACCTTCAAATACTCCCAGTCTCGAGAATACGCATTAATACCAATCTTGGTGGAATTTCTGAACAGATTATGATGATTACCCATGTAATCCCCGAGTAACATTTTACACACAATAGCTAAAATCAAAGAAGAAACACAGAAAAAACGAGTTTTCTTTCCCTCACTCTTCTCAATGGTTGTTTGTTCATCTTTAATACCGGTCTCACTAAAACCATGAATAACATGTCCGTCATCCACACGTTGAATAAGTTTATTAACTTGAGTACGCAACCAGGGGTTTATCCATCGAGTCTTTTCTTTATGCTCTGAACATATCCAAGAAGGATTAGGACTATTATCCTGACCCCATAATTGTTCCCGTGTTTTCCCAAACAACCTGAGATCAGAAGTAGCTGATTTGTCGGTCGAAAAACTTGTTAGTCCTCGATGATCAAACAAGGTTTCATACAATGTTCGTATATGGAACGAATAACCTTGCGTAATTCCTCCAAACCCTTTAAATATAATGGGATTAGACAACAGACGAACGAGATAATCAGGTAAAGGTACTGACCCTGAATTTTCACTCAATCGTTTGAAAGCATTAACTTGCGCTTCCTTGCTAAGATTCGTTGGTCTAGTTGGTATCCCTGCTCGTTTAAATGATCCATTCCGATAATTACGAACAAAAACATCAACATCATCATATATAGGACTCCTAACAAAACTACTCTTTTGGGACGGGAAAATTGAGGCAGGAGTTATCATGGATGTCATTCTACACCCTTCAATTACAGGATAAAACGATGTTAATTTACACATATTTTCGCCTTCAATGCGCTCGTAACCATCAACCACACCATAATCATATTCAGTAGGCATAGACGAGTATGAATGTTGCAACCAAGGAAAATCTGCTTTACATATTGGAGTTATAATAGCAGCCCCGTGTTCTCTCCCAGATATGATACCAATTATATCTCTTTCATGGGAATGAACGTCGAGATTAGAAACAATAGCTGCACAGTCTCCTGGCTCAACGTCCGCATTCGAAAGATGGTAGAACATGGTTTGGGAAGTATCCATTCTCAGATCTTCAAAAGTGGCATCCGCTTGAAATAAGCAAGGAGTCTCATAAACACGTAATTCGTAAAACACTTTATAAGGTACTTGTTTTAAGTCAGTACCCCTAAAAACCATACATACTTTATCGGAGCGAAGCACATTATAAATAGTATCAGGTAAACGAGAGTAAATTGATTTTCGCATTGGAAAATGAGGTACGTTAAGATTAATTATTGCCAAATCCCTACGTTTATCAAGGATCAAATCGATCTCAGCACGCCCAATAACAAATGGTTCTCCGGTGTCGTGTAAATATAGCGATATGTGAGTCCAATCACCCACCAACCAGAAATAATGCTTTGGGAATATAAATGTTCTACCACCAACTGCTGTTACTCGTCCTCGTTGAACCCTAGTTGCCGAATGTATAATCATCTCATATTCTTGATCTCCTAATTGCATACATCGAGTCCGAAACTGTGACTCCTTCTGAGAAGTTATCCCAACACCCTCAATCCTTCGGCGTTTTAAGCAATCACGATAACGTTCTTTAAATATCTCGGCGTTATCACCATGAATTTGAATAGCAGCATCAAGATAGGCATGCATTTTATCTACAATCTCTTGGTCAGTGCGTAGATCCAAATCAACCAAATCTTCTGCGCACAAATCACCGATCCATCTAAAACCAGCCTTAAACAAATGACGAGTTGAAGGCTCTTGCTCGCGAATAGGATAGCAGTAGGCCAAACCCTCTTCCAAACCAACACCGGATCCGTATTGTTTATTTAATCTTTCCTGATCAACTGATAAAGCATGAGTTGTTGTTTGAGTTCGTTCGGGATAAGTAGACAATGAGTGACGACCATGAGATATCTTTTCTGGATCAACACTTAGTTGATGTGAAGCCATTTTCTTTTGATAAGAACTGGGAACACGGGGTTCACCTGAAATAACATAAGTTTGCTGTTTCTTCAAGTCACCTTTAATTAGATTATATCTTCCTTCCTCAACTTTTATGCCATATTTATCAGTCATGTATTTCTTCCTTTCGCGAGGAGGTTGCGACATAATATCTTTATACTTCTCTGATGATACTGGAATATCCTGAACCTGAGGCTCACTGGATCCACAAAGGGACCAAGCCACAAGCGATATTGCTGCCACAGTTACCCCAAACGCTGCAACATAATCCCAATGGTTAGTACACCACGTACAAAAGTCCTCAACTTTGTCTGTTAATCCATACAAATGAAACCACTCTTCCGACTCACGATACTCGATATTCATCTTATGGAAACCATATCGAGAGTTCATAGCCATACCTTCGATTATGGTCTCAATTATTATAACACTACCATTATACAAAGGTTTCATTCGATAATGTTCTCGAACTCGCTTAGAATTACGAGTATCGAACCCACGGGCTTTCGTTTCTAGATGAAATTCAATCTCTGGACAATATCCAACATAATCAGTATCCTTAAAATTATGAGGGTCAGGTCCAATAAAATATGGATTTCGAGCATAACATTGCACCATAAATGAGTTGTGACAAACTTGCTTCGAGCTTTCATGTAATTGTTCATCATTCAAAGGAACATCTGCAATACAATAATTTCCAAAGTTATCAACTGTGTAATACAGGCATGCACTAAGTTTGGGATCTATAAATTTACCTTGTAAACACCAATCTCGTGTGTTGTCATCAGTACACATAATGAAAGACTCTCGGAGAGAATTCGAATCTAAAGGTAAAGTATTGAAAAAATAATAATAATAGTTCTCAGGTCTAAGTTTTTCCAGAGCGTACAAATTAACCTCATCATGAAAGTGGTGATCAAAACAACGTTGGATTAATCTGGCTGTCCAATCCTGAACATTCCATGGACCAGGCATGTTCAGATACTGGAATCGCTTCCGATATATCGGTATCAGCTTTGTGACAGCCACATAACCTTTTTGAGAAAATCCAATCCATGTTTCTTCTGGAGACAAACCTAAAATAACCTTACCCATAGAGGCCGACTGAACTTCCAAGTGAGGCTTGACAAGACAAAAACAATACAATGCGAATTTAAAATTCATCTCTATTTGAATGGGATTTGTGGGCTTATCACACCACTCAAATATGCCGCGAACAACATTATTAAACAAACTGGCATGATTCATCCAATAACGTGTTCCCATATCCATAGAATTTGGGGATTCTTTCAACAACACACAAATAGGATAATAAGGGTCATCTATATTGTATAATTCTCTCATACGTGTCATAAAAGTAGTTTTATAATATATTTCTCGAGAGAAAAAGCCTCCAATGTAATTCCCAACGGCACTAATAGCACCAGGAAAAGGCAAATCAAGATGATAAATCCACTCAAATATACAATTTTCTCCCCTTTTATTAAGTACTTTATACTTACCGTAAGTATCCATCGCCCTCTCAGAAATAGATTTTTGAGTTTTCATCCTTTTCATTTCCTCATAAAGAACCACACAAATCTCCATAAGGGAACAATCACGACCAACCAGGTGTTGAAACTGCTTATATAAACGCAACTTACACTTAGTTTTCTCAGTTCCAAACTCAACCTTAACCCGGTACTTGATATTTTCCACATCAAAACTCCAATCTTCGGGACGATCAGGGTTCAAATTTGGCTCGATACAAACATGCATGCGTTTCTGAACACAAAACTTTTGCGCTAACTCAGAATATCGATCTATATTTTCTAGTGTTATAGGAGTCGTAATAAAATTCATCTTATGTATTGCAAACATGGCTCCTTTCATGTCAACATTAGCCATATTTAAGGGCATAGGCTTATCATCACAAACGTTTAATAGAGAATTAGAATCTTCAGCAGCTTGTTGTAAATTATTTGTGTTTAAGTATTCAGTTATTAACACTGCTTCAGTTACGCCTGGTTGATATCCTTCCCAATATGCTGATCCCAATGGTTTCTGAAAAATTCGTGAATCAGACCATTCTTTCCGCTGATCAGGGTTATCATCCTGCTCCATCTCAAACAAAATACGAGCTATGGCCAAAGCAGTTATATCTTTGCCCGCACGTGAATCTGGAGTGGCCACGATAACATTTAATGGAGAGGTACGACTGCGACTATTTGGGCACCCACTAATAATAGTTGCATAAAGAGCAATCCACCTATCATGGGTATATTGAAATTCCTTGATCTCTTGAGACGTAAACGCTTCTCGGGGACAATCTGTATAATACTCACAATAATTAAAGATTAATTCAATAGTCTTATCACACCATGCTTGATCAGAGGCTATGCGTCGAGCGGTCGACTCAGTCGTCATAGAAACCCACTTCAACAATTCATGATGAGCTTCATTGTACTTGCGTCTCCAAGCCAATTTCGGAATAAAATCTACACCATACATTTGATAATAACACATATAAAATATTTCTGATGAATATGTTTTGATGTCCTCAAATAACATCTTCAGGCCTCGATATTGAGCACAATTTTTGAAAAAGGTTGAGGTTTTCTCCATGTTTAGACCAGAAATAGCCGACCCGATCCATGCTAAATCAACCATAGCACAATTGTCACCAGTAGACGAGGGACACACGATTTGATCCTTACCTTTTAAACCAAATATCCAATTCATGAATGAAAATTCCCATTGAACGGAACAAACACTCTCATAAACCTTATAAATGACTTTAACAATCATCAAAACCAATATTAACTTTAATATCTCTTTAGTTACCCCAAGGGCACCCATGATTGTTTTAACTTCAGAAATCATGCTCTTAATTCTGTCAGGTAAAAAACTATACGCAACATCAAGGGATTTCCCGACAAGATCTCCAAAAGTCTTATAAAGCATACCCATAGCTCGTCTAATCGGTTGAATAATTTTCGTTAAAGATTCAAGCGATTGTTGCCAAACTTCGCCAGTGATACAATTGTCTCCTTTCAACCTAACGTATCGCTTATTAGACTTTGCGTCGAAATGTGGAATATTATAAGGAGTTAGATATTTATCTATAGATTGCATTCTGGCATAAGGAACACGCCGCCACTCCGAATATCTAAACTGATCAATGGGGCGACCAGCATAGTAATCTAACCACAATTGGTGATACTGATGTTCCAACTTAGGACAACCCAATATACCAAACAAATCATTGGGATTACGAAGACATTCAAAAAAAACGTAAGTAACTGAATCACATCGAAACACTTCAGTCTTGTCTAAAATCCGCAACATACTGGTAGCATTCATCGAATCAACTATATTCCACTTATAAACTGTCCCACTAAAAATATTAGCCAAATTACAAAAGGGAAATTGAGCATCGTGAATTTTAGTTAACATTCCAGCGACGATACATCGTCTCAGAAGACCAATAGTTCCACCTGGTTTTCCGCAATATTTAACAAATTGCTGATAAATAGAATGACACTCTTCCATTTCAAAAAAATTTTTCCCAAAAAGATAATACTGGTGTGATGGGTTCATTTGATAGAGATGCTGCTCAGTTTCAAAATGAACTAAGGTCACCCCTTTACACTCGTAATCAAACCCATAATAAAAATATTTGGTTCGAAATTTTGGATTTGCTATCTTAACGTCAGAAAGTTCAACCTGTTTAAAACATCTAAGCAACTTCATTTTAGACAGATATAAAATTTGCTCATCCTTTAATTTCTTCATAATTGGAAAACTATGAGCTCCCATAGTAACACCCTCTTGTCGCTTATTGAAAAATTTAAATTTATAAGGCGTATGCGGAATTAGGGGATGTTTAGGGACCATCTGCTTGCATATAAATTGAAGAACACTATTAAAATCAGGTCTATGAGAACAATCCCAATTTTTAGCAATCTCCAACTTATTATCAGGGAAGATATGATCAATGTCTGGAATAAAAGAGTTATTCTTTCCTTGCCTTATTGGTCGTCGCCCAGTTTTCC